CTACTGTTTGGAAGGGTCGGGAAACCTTTCAGACAATGCGCAGATAGAGCAGTATTCAATAAGCAATTCAGAAGAAGTGTATAATTTTCATAAAAAATGGATGGACTCACAACACCAAAAAAATATTGGGAAAAGGGAGGAAATCTTTTAAAATATGAACATAATAACACTAAAACAGATCGGAGATGCTTTAGGGATATCAAAACAGGCAGTTGCAAAAACGGCAAGTAGGTATTTACAAAAGAATGAAAAGAACAAAATTGATCTTGATAACCCTGTAAATAGAGAATATTTAAGAGCAAAGGGAGTTAATCTTGCAAATTTTGGTGTAAAAACATCTAAAATTAAACAAAAAGCATCCGAAACAGAGTCAAAACCCCGCAAAAAAGAGCAATCACCACCAGAAATTGAAACAAACACTGAGTACGGTGCGTTGATGAAACTCGATATGCAACTGAAACTTGAAAGCATAAAAGCAAAAAGGGCAACAACACAGCTCAGCAACCTTAAACTTGAGGAGTCAAGCGGTAAACTAATAAGGCGTGACATAGCGGAAAAGCTGATAAATGAAACTGTGGGATCAATAATACAGTCATTTATCACACTTCCAAGCTCAGTAGTAGATATTGTTATTTCAACCTATGAATCTAATCCAGATAACCGGCGTGAGAAAATTGTTCAACTATTGCAGGATAGATATACAAAAGAAGCAAAAAAGATAGTTGAGACGGCACAGAGAAAGTATGCAAAGGAAATTGAGGAACAAATGAAACGATCCGAAAATGAACAGCCAAGAAGTTGAACATCAAGAATTTATCTTCAAAACCATGCTGGCACTCATTCCCGAAAATGTAAATATTAACCCTTCGGAGTGGGCTGAGGAAAAAAGAACAATAGCGAGTCAGTATTCTGAAAGATCCGGGCGTTTGGATTTTGACAACTCACCTTATTGGCGTGAGGTTGTAAACTGTCTTTCACCGACCTCGCCAGTACGTGAAGTTGCAGTTATGAAACCGGCACAAATAGGATTTACTCAAATTGTTTTAGAAACCATAATCGGATTTATAATTGATGTTTTTCCTAGAGCTGTTTTGTACACGTCAGCGGATAAGGAACTATCAGAAAAGAATATGGCAAGCAGAATTGACGGCATGATTGCAAGTGCAGGAATAGAAGACAAGTTAAAACCATCTACTGCTAAGAAACGGAAAAGCCGAACAGGTGATACAAAAGCCTTAAAAGAATTTTACGGCGGATTTATTGCAGCGATGGGGGCAAATAACGCCAACAAATTACGCCAGGTCGGTTATCAGATAGGGCTGTGTGATGAAGTTGATACGTACAAATCAGATCTTGAAAAACAGGGATCAACTATCAGCCTGATCCGTGCCCGGTTCATGGCTTTTATAAACAGTTATAAAATTCTTTGGGGTTCGACTCCACTTTATGCCGGAAGTTCTCATATCTATTCACTTTTTATGGAAGGTGATCAGTCTTATTATTTCTGGCATTGTCCTCGTTGCGGAAAGCAACAGAAATTTATATTTCATACGCCTGACGGTGCCGGTCTTAAATACGAGCTTGATGACGATGGAAATTATATTGACAGCTCTATTTTTTATCAGTGCGAAAATGGATGTAGAATAAACGAGTCAAGCAAATATGAGATGATGCTTGAAAAAGGACATGGAGGGACTGCAGAATGGATACCAACAGCAACAGCGAAAAGAAGAGGGCTTAGAAGTTTTGCTTTGAACGCTCTGTATAGCAATTTTTTTCCTTGGAAACAGGTGGTCACAGAATGGCTTGAATGTAAAGACAATAAAAATAAATTACAGGTTTTCAAAAATAATGTTGAGGGCTTACCGTGGCAGGATAAAGTAAAAAATGTTAAACTTGCCCGGCGTTATCAAAATCTTAGACCTTATCAACCGCTCACGATTCCAAATAAGGTAGCTGAAAAGGACGGCAACAGCAAAATCTTAATCCTAACGTGTGCAATAGATGTAAATGGACGGTTAGAAGAGCGTAAAGGGTGGCTAGCGTTTCAGATCGAAGGTCATTGCCTGAACGGTCAGACCTATTCAATAGCGAAAGGAGCAATTCACGGCGGTATAGATGAAGGTGGGTCAGCGTGGTTAATTGCAAAAAAGATAGTAGAAAGTGAATTTCTTTCTGATGATGGAATTATTTATCATATTAACGCTTGCGGAGTTGACGTAGGATTTAAACCTGAAAGCGGTTATTGGTTTTCTAATTATTGCTCAGGTGTAGTTGCTTTAGCCGGGAGATCAACACGAGCGAAAAACGATAAAGTAATATTCAAAAGCAGGGTAAATTTAGGTGAAAGATGGTCAATAGATACTATTTTTTATAAAAATCTTTTACATGAAAATATTAGTAAAGTGTGGGCAGGATATCCGATAGAGCAACCTTCCGGTTATCCGAACTATCCAGAAGAAAAACGTCTTGGAGGTCTTGAAAGTTTTCCGTTCGGTGATTGTGGTGCTATTTTGGCTGGTAATGGTTATGATGATGATTATTTTAAATGTATCGGTTCAGAATATCCGGTAATTGAGAAAGATCATCCGGAAGATGAGTATGGAACTGTTGTAAAGTGGGAAAAAAAAGGGTCGAGATCACCGAATCACTTCTGGGATTGTATGGTATACAACCGAGCTTTAAGAGATATTTACATTGAGATAATGGGTGTTGAAGTTTTCGGGATAAAAAAACCTGATCCAATTTCTGTAATGACTTGTATTCTGGAAGTTTTAGAGACTGAAAACAGACATGTAGAGTAATATTTTTCAAGTATTTTGCAACTTACTAATAATACTCACATAAAAAAGCGTAATAATTCAAAGAAAAATCATTATTTACTTGACACCACCACTCAAAGGAGTATTATATATATAGAGGCCGAGGGAATGACCGAGGCTAAGTTAATTTTTTAAAGGAGATTGTTATGACTGAGAATTTTGAAAATATTTCGATGTGGTTGGCAATAGCAATAGATTCACACAAACAGATCATGCCACATGAAAGACAAGTTATTCAGCCAAAGATCAACAATGCAAAAACAGTTCAGGAATTGATTGATATAGCTGATGAATACTATCCTTGGGGATACAAAGCATTTAGTAGAAAATGGATGTAATTATAATTTTAAGGAGATAATCATGGAAGTAAAGATCTGGAATGAAAATACAAACGGTGCTGGAATGGTTGCTTCAACTGAGGCAACCGAAAGCGATACAAGAACTTTTACAAGTGAAGATGTTCCTTATCTCAAAAAGGAGCTTAGAAAATTTGCTAGAAAACCTTTGGGTGCTTGCTCTAAATTCTGGTATCATTCAGTAAAAAATGCCCTTGAATATCTTGAGGGTGAGATCAGGAATATAAGAACTTAAAGGAGGTCGGTTAAAATGTTAAGCAGTGAGCGAATATTTAAAAGGGTTGGTGTTGAGTCAATAAAAAGGCACTTAAAGTTTGCAAAAGAAAACCCGTTTACAGATTTCCCCCAAATAGTGGGGGCATTCCCCTGGGTTGAAATAGATCTGTGGAATGCGAAGGTTTTTATAAATTCGATGTGCTGTCAAATATGGTTTAATATTGATAAGCATGACGACAGTCTGCACTTAGCATACAGTGATCTTGAAAGAATGGTGATTAAAAGATTTGTTGAAGAGGTTGACAAAGGGAACTATTTTAAAAAGGTTAAAAGATGATAAAATTAAACAACTAGAAGAGGTGGCGGTATGAATGCAACAACAAAAGAAAAAATGATTGTAACATTAAAAACAAAAGCATATGTATGGAATAGATGGAGAAAATTGTCTCCATCAAACCCTGACCTCAGTGGTGCTAATCTCAGTGGTGCTATCCTCAGTTATGCTAATCTCAGTTATGCTGACCTCCGTGGTGCTATCCTCCGTGGTGCTATCCTCAGTGGTGCTGACCTCAGTGGTGCTATCCTCAGTGGTGCTGACCTCGATTTTTCATGCTTAGATTTATCCTGCAAAAGTCTGTCAGCATTATTTGACGAAAAACATCTGATACAGTTTCTTTATCATGTTGCTATACCGACACAGAACAACAGCCTTAACATCAAGGATAAGGACTTGAAGAAGTTACTCAACATGAAATCCTTCCAAAAAGTAGTAAACAAATTTCACAGAGTAGAAGAATGCGGAACATTTACGGGAACTAAATAGAATTAAACAATCACAGGGGGTGGCGGTATGAATGCAACAACAGAAGAAAAAATGATTGTAACATTAAAAACAAAAGTAGCGGTATGGAATAGATGGAGAAAATTGTCTCCATCAAACCCTAACATCAGTGATACTGATCTCCGTGGTGCTAATCTCCGTGGTGCTGACCTCAGTGGTGCTAACCTCCGTTATGCTGACCTCAGTTGTGCTGACCTCAGTTGTGCTGACCTCCGTGGTGCTATCCTCAGTTATGCTGACCTCCGTGGTGCTAATCTCAGTTGTGCTAACCTCCGTGGTGCTGACCTCCGTGGTGCTAACCTCAGTGGTGCTAACCTCAGTCATACTAACCTCCGTGGTGCTGATCTCAGTGATACTGACCTCAGTGGTGCTGACCTCCGTGGTGCTAACCTCCGTGGTGCTAACCTCCGTGGTGCTGATCTCCGTTATACTATCCTCAGTGGTGCTGATCTCGATTTTTCATGCTTAGATTTATCCTGCAAAAGTCTGTCAGCATTATTTGACGAAAAACATCTGATACAGTTTCTTTATCATGTTGCTATACCGACACAGAACAACAGCCTTAACATCAAGGATAAGGACTTGAAGAAGTTACTCAACATGAAATCCTTCCAAAAAGTAGTAAACAAATTTCACAGAGTAGAAGAATGCGGAACATTTACGGGAAATAAAAAAGAAGGCTTTGTTGTAATGACTGCTAACAGTATTGAATAGTGGGGGAGATATGATAAAATCAAACAAAATCAAAAGTCGGCATGACGGCCCCCTAAATCTCAGGTGGGTTAGAATAAAACCCAGGAAATCAAAGGGGCGTAAAAGTTTGGGCTGTTTAAGATTTGAACTTTCAACACCTTTAGAGCTGATTAAATGTGTCGCTAAAAGTATTAATATGCAACTGAGAACAACTGAAAATTTTTATGACGACCAGTTAGGAACTCCGTGGAAAGGAATAAAATCTGATGATATCAAAATATTGAGGTAAAAAGATGAGAAGAACTTAAAAGAAATAGGCCCCATAAACTGTAAACAAAACTTTACACATTAAAAAAAAGTGTCAACTCTATTGACAAAGCATAATCTTTAGTTTACAGTTGTATAAATTGTTCAGGGGCAATCATGGCAACCTTGACAGAGTTACAAGCTCAGTTAGTCGAAGTAAACGAAGCAATCTCAGCAGTATTAACAGCACAATCTTATAAATTCAATGACGGACAGGCTGAGCAATGGGTAGTTAAAGCAGACCTCCCAAACCTCATAGCACTTAGAAAAGATTTAGAACTACAAATAGCTGACATCAATGATGATGGGGGGGGCTTCTTTGGGTTTTAGAAATTGGGTATCAAAAATAAGTGAAAAAAGAAATCAAAGAAAAGCCGTTAAAGAATTTATATCAGCGAAAGCTTCATTTTTTGATTTTGTTCAGGCATACGATGGTGATAAAGCCGGAATGTTCTCAGGCTTCGGGCTTACAAGAGATCCAAGATTTATAGATTATCAAAAGATAAGAGTTAGAAGCGTTCAGCTTATGCGTGAAAATGGATATGCTGCTGCGATATTAGGAAGATTTTTGACTAAAACTATTAATTCAGGACTTAGATTAAGATCGCAACCGCCTGAATCAATATTGAGTAAATATATAACGTCAGATTTTTTATCAAATTGGTCAAGTGATACTGAATATAAATGGGGTATCTGGTCGAAAGATAAAAGGTTAGTTACGAAAGCAGGGAATAAAACTTTTCAGGAACTTGAAAGAGAAGCCTTTTTAACTGCTATGATATCCGGAGATTGTCTTATAATAAAAACAACTACAAAAATGGGACTTCCTCAATTTCAGTTAATTGACGGAATAAATGTAGTTGATCCTTTGGTTTTTGATGGAAATAGAGATATTCTGCACGGAGTCGAGCTTAACAGTAAAGGAAAAGAGATAACATATTTTGTTCAAACGGATGATTTGACGGTTACACCTGTAAAGGCATACGATAGCAACGGAGATCGTAGGGCGTGGATGGTAAAAGTAACAACGAGCAGAGTTGACGAAAGAAGAGGATTACCGCTTTTATCTGTTATCCTTCAAAATCTTAACGAGCTTGGAAAATATATGGATTCAGAGCAAAGAGCGGCACTTGTCAACTCTTATGTTGCGATGGTTCATACAAAATCCGAGAATGCACCAAATAAAATAAATCCACTTAAAAACGCCGGCACTAATATCACTAATCCAGATCCTAACAGCAACTTGAAATATAAACAAATGCAACCGGGATATTTAGCTACTAATCTTGCGGCCGGAGAAAGTATTACAAGTTTTGATACTTCCCGACCGAATGTGAATTTTGCTAAATTTGCGGAAAGCTGTTTAAAATCTATGTCAATTTCTTTGGGAATGCCTCCAGAGGTATTCTTTTTGGAGTTCAATTCAAATTATTCAGCATCAAGAGCCGCTATCAAAGAATTTGAAGACAGAGTAAAAGAAGTAACGTTTATTTTTACAACAGATTTTAATGATCCTGCTTATTGTTTTTGGCTTGACGGAATGATCTTGACATCAAGGATAAAAGCACCGCAATATATAACGTCAATGTATAACTTAGAAAAGTTTGAGATATTAGGGGCGTGGCGTTCGTGTGCGTGGCGTGGACTTCCAAAATCCAATGTTGACGGATTGAAGATGGTAAAAGAATTGACTATTGCTAAAAACGAAGGGTTTTTGACAGGTGAAGATATTACCGATGCTTATTACGATGGAAATTATTCCGAAAACTTGACGCAACTTAAAAAAGAATCAATTAAACTTGCAGAAATAGACAAGATTAGAGACCCTCAGAAATTTGAATTAGATACAGATACAACGGAGAAACAAGATAATGAATGATTTTGTTGCGGTAACAAAGGAATATTACGAAAATACTATTTTGCCTAGATCGAAAAAGATTTTTGAGGATCCAAAAGCGTTTTTCTTCATGGAAGAGCCAAAAAAAGCGGAATATTCAACACAAATAGCGAATGATGGCAAAATTGAAGCAGTAATTCCAATAATAGGCGAGCTTGGAGCAAGTAGATATTGGGGAACAAAATATACTGACATTCAGGAAAACATACAAAGTGCTGATAACGATCCGGATGTTGATAGGATAATTCTCAATATTGATTCTCCGGGCGGAATGGTAAAAGGCGTTGAAGATGTTGCAAGAGTGATAAAAGCAACGGAAAAAGAAATTATTGCAAGGGTTGGGTATTTGGCAACATCTGCTGCTTATTGGCTAGCCAGTCAGGCTGATAAAATTGAATCGACCAGCAAAATAGCAACTTTTGGAAGTATAGGTGTTATAATTTCTTATTATGATTGGAAAGAATACCTTGAAAAAGAAGGAATAAAAGAAGTGGTGATAACTTCCACAGATGCACCTAAAAAGTATCTTGATCCTGCCACAAAAGAGGGAGAGGTTGAAGTTGTAAAAAGACTCGACAACATTCATTCAGTTTTTGTTGAAGCAGTCGCAAGTGGTAGAAATACAACAGTTGAAAATATAAACTTGAATTACGGTAAGGGAGGTGTTTTAACAGCAGAGGAAGCACTACAGGTGGGAATGATTGACGCTATAACAATATCGGAGGAGACTAACATGGCGAAAAACTACACAGAAGAGGAATTCGGAGCAGCTGTAAAAGATGCTACTGAAAAGGCTTACAAAAAAGGAACTGATGAAGAGTCAGCAAGAATTTCAGGTCATCTGAAATATCTTGGAAAGGCAAAGAACGAAACAGTAACGGCAAACATCAAAGAAGGAAAAACCGTTGCAGAGTGTGCTGATGTTTATATCGAGGAAGCTACCGCAAAAAGCATTCTTGATAGTAAAATTAAAGCTTCAAAAGATGATGAAACCATTGTAACCGGTGATGAAAAAATTGAAGCACTCACAGGCGAAGAAGACAAAAAGGAAATATCCAAGGCGGTAATGGATGACGTAATGGCTGAATTTGGAATGGAGGTATAAACGATGACAACCACGACAATTGACAACAAAACTTTCAGAATAGGAAGCCTTAAAACAAAGCTCGAAATTCTGAAGGCGGCTAACGGAACAGTTCTTGCAGAAGGAACTCTTCTTAGTCTTGATTCTGCTGATGGAAAGTACGAAGTATGGGCTGACAAGTCTTTGAAACCTACACGAATATTGAACAGATCGTTCACAATGGGTTCAACAGGTGAGTCAAAAGAAGATCTTATTTATTCTGGAATCGTAAGAGCTGACATGCTGGTTTATCCGGCGACTTTCAGCATTTCAAGTATTCCAAGTTTTGGCGGTTCAGCTGCCTCAAGTGTAGCTGTAATTCCAGTTGCAGACCTTGCAGCCGGGGCTGACATTGCGACTGTAAATTCCTTTATCTCAATGCTTGCGAGCGAAATTGAAGAAATAGGAATAATGACAAAGGGAACACCGGCAGGAATTGACGATTCAAACACGGCTGTAATAGCTGTTGCTGATTTGGCTGCTAATGTTATTGTTTCAAAAACTTATGATACAGCTAACCAGCCACCTGATGAAGCTTATGAGAGTCTTGGAGCACTTGATGCAACTCACAAAGTTCTTACAGCTGGTGAGATTGTGACACTTGCAGTTACTCAGGGTGCGGCTGCTAATCTTCCTGCGTTTGATGTTATAATCAAATACAAGAACACACTTTCAGAGCAGACAGTTTTTCAAATGCTTCATAATGCAGGGATTGAAGCAATAACAACTCTCGAAAATAGACACTAGGAGGAAATAAAAAATGGCAACAACAAACTTAAAAACTAATTTTGTGGGGATGCTCACACAGTACGCAAAACCAAGAAAAGGATTTGCGACCTATTTCACGTCAAGACCTGGGGACATTTCTGATGCTCTCCTCGTTGAATTCCATAAACTCTCAAGCTATAGATACACTTCTAAAGCAAGAACAAGAGGATCACAGGGCGATGTAAATGATGCTCAGGTATGGAAGAAAGTAACAGAAGAACCGCCAAAATACATTGAAAAAATGCCCTTTGTTTTATCTGATTATGACAGATCAGCAATCGGGCAGACTGAATATGATAAGGCACAGAGACAGGTGACAATGATGTCAAAACTTGCTTCTGATATGTCAATTCTGATGGATAAGATCACAAGAGCGGAATGTCTTCAGGCTTCTAAGATTTTTCAGACAGGCGGAATCCCTTTCAAAACTGACTTAATGGGTGTCGGCGTTGATGATGTATCTTTTGACGTTCCTTCTACAAATTTTGAGGCACTCGCAAACTCAGGTGATGAACTTTATTGGGATAACGCTTCAGCCAAAATATGGGCAAACATTGAATCCCGTTGTAGACGTGTAGCAACAAACTCCGGCGGAACAAGCTGGGTTAAGGATCTCGTTTTCGGCGAATCGGCTTTTAACGAGCTTATGTCAAACACGGCTTTCATGGACAAGTTTAATAAGCTCAAACTCACAGTCGGTGAAATTGATCTTAAAGAAGCTGATGAGAATGGCTTTGCACTTTTTGGAAAAGTTGTTTTTGCTGGACACACAGTAAGGCTAATGACTTTGATCGAAGATTATATTGACCCTGCTGATAATTCAACACTTAAACCATACATCAATACAAACAATGTTGTTTTTATCGGTTCAGGTGATTACAGAATACATCATGCCGGTGTTGATGTGATCAAGGATATCGGAATGGGTGCTTTCAGTAGCTTTATTCCTGCGAACGGAAACATCAAAAGCATCGGAGCCAGAGAAGCAAGCTCACTTTATGTAAGAACCTTCACTGATGAAAATGCAAGCTCAGTTTTTCTTGAAGCTTCAAAGTTTCCGCTTTATATTCCGCACACTTCAAACACTTTTGGATGTATGAAGGTGCTCGCATAGGAGGTAGATGATGAAAGTGATTGTAAAAGCTGATGTTTTCAGGTATAGAGGAAAGAATATAGCAAAAGGGAGCGAGATAGAGCTTCCTGATGATCTTGCAACGGCAAACCTTAAACTTGGAACAGTAGAGCTGGAAGTTAAGAAAAAAAAGCCTGTTGAAGAAGTTGAGAAAAAAAAGGTAGTGAAAACACCAAAAGCCTCAAACAAAAAACCTGAAAAGAAAAAGGATAAATAATGAGTGGAGCGTTGCAGAAACTTATGCGTTCAGATGCACAGAAAATAGTATCAAGTGGAGGATTCCAAACAGATATCCTTTTTACTGATCTTTCTGGAAATACTGAAACCGTTAAAGGAGCTGCAACGCTTCATAGTACCATTTTTGATGCTGAGACCGGACTTCCTGCAAAAGGGAAAAACGGTCATGTGACAGTTTATGGCGGTGATTTCAAAACTCTTGATATTTATGGAAATGAAAAGGATATTAATGAGATCGCTATGGCAAATTGGAGCATATCTTTTGAATGGATAGACGGGAAAAGATGGAAGTTTAAAGCTGAACAAGTTACGCCCTCTTATTCTTTTGATCTCGTTACAATAGAGCTTGGAGATGCGAAGTGATAAATCAGATCATACCTAAATCTAAACTTGAGATAATCAAGGATAGAATAAAGCTGATAATCACGAATGAAATGACAGCTCAAAAAGTTCTTGCGACCGCCTCAGCCGTTGCTGATGATATTGCATATAAAGAAATGTTGGAAACTTTCTGGAATGGTGATAACCTGAACATATTCAAAGACAGATTTCAGGAATTACAATCAGAAGAATACAACGCTATAATTATTAATCCTTTAGAGGAACGTGACGAAAATGGAACTCTAAGGATCACCAAACCGGAAAGCACATTTGCAATCGACTTTCTGGCAAGGGCAAAATCAGATGACAATAAAAGAGGTGATGAAGCTGTAAACGAGTTGCTGCAAAGAGTGTCTGGAGTTATCAGAATGGTTTTCTTGACTGCTACATATATGCGGTTAGGATTTGATACAACAGATAAATTTATCAGACGGCAAAACATAACCAGCAGAAAATTTTACGTTCCAAACAGTAACGATTCAGATCATGTAAGCGGCGTGACCTTAACTTTACAAGTCGATTATGATGAAGAGATAATTCAGAGCGTTCCAGTAATTTTAAAAGGGAACGATACTATTTTGTCAGACATTTTTAATATTAACACAGATACGGAGGAATAAATGACACAGCTAAATAGAGCTGCAGGCAGTTCTTACGATCAGGGGTTTAAGGATCTGACTTCGGGAGCTTTAGCACTTCCGCAGAAAGTGACGTTTATGACTCCGATTGCAACAGCAAAAGCGGCATCATTCACAGACTGGGACAAACCGCACACGATAACAAGTTTAGCTCAGTTTTATAGCCTTTTCGGAGTATGTCCAGGCTATTACGCAGCAAGAATTTTTAAACCCATTAACGGCGGTGGAATCGGCACAGCACCGCTTATTGTGTATCCGGTAGAAGATCTGGCAGGGGCAGCCGCAGCCGCTGGATCAATAACACCGACCGGAACAGCTGATGCAAATGGTACTCATACGATCATTTTCAAGGGCAGGAAAAGCATAGACGGTAGAAAAGCCAGTTTTGCAGTAACTAAAGACGACACACCAGCCGTTATAGTTGATTCAATGGTGGCTGCTATTCAAGGTCTTCTTTCAGCTCCGGTATCAGCAGCAGACGACACAACAAAAGCTGACATAACCGCAAAATGGAAAGGCACTACAGGAAACGAGATTTCACTTTCTATTGATGATGGTGGTGAAGATTGTGGCGTATCATATGCAATTGTGAATCCTACGAGCGGTTCAACATCACCGGTTATTTCAACTTCACTTGATGATTTTGGTGGTGACTGGAAAACAATGCTTTGCAATATCGGCGGTTCAGCTGATTTTGATGCACTTGAAGCTAAAAACGGAATGCCGGATATTGATACAGGCGGTTCAGGTCTATGGCAGGGAACAACCATGAAACCCTTTGTTGCGGTAACTGGTTCAGTCTCAGCAGTTCCGGCAACTTTGAAAGCTCTCATGTCAGCAAGAAAAAATGATCTTACTAATTCAGTTTTTACAGCTCCAAATTGTCCTAATTATACTTGGGAAGTTGCGGCTAATGTAATTACTGTTGCAATCGGTGTTTGGAATAAATCACCTCATCTTGGAATAAAAGGGCGTTCATTGCCTGATCTTTCAGATCCTACAGGTGGGACAATTGGGACGATGGTTGACTATGCTGTAAGAGATGATCTTGTTTCAAACGGCTGCTCAACTTGTACTTATAACGAATCTGACGGGTATGTTATTGAAGATTTTGTGACTTTCAGAAGACCTGATGATCAGAATCCGCTTGCTATTGATTTCAGTTATGTTCGTGATGTCGTTGGTGTTGATTTCAATGTTGCTTATAACTATAAGTTCAGAGAAGAAAGAGACCTTACAGGAAAAACAATTGCAAATGATGATGATTCTATAAATGTAACCGGAGTTATTAAACCTAAAGACTGGAAAGCGGAATGTTTTGATCTTATTGATGATCTTGTAACCGCAGCACTTGTAACTGATTCAGCATACACCAAGGAAAGCTTGACGGTGCTTCTTTCGGGAACTGATCCCCAGAGAATAAACACGGTATTTCCTTATAAGCGGTCAGGAATAGCAAGGAAAACCGCAACAAAAGGCTACGCAGGCTTTAATTTTGGGGAGGTGTAAAAATGGCTAGTGGAGATCTTTTAACCGTAAAATTCAATCATCCAACAGTTGGAGCGAGAGAATACAACGTCAAAGCCGGTGAAAATGCTGATCAAGACCTTGGCGGATTTTCATCTGAACTTATTATTAATGGACTTGGAAACGGTCATAAATCGTTATCAAGAAAACCTTGGGGCGTTGAAAGTGTAATGCTTGAAATAGAATCCAAAGGCGATCAGGAGTTTTTACAGAGTTTAGCTGACTCGCCTGATCTTGGAGTAATCACATGGAGCCATATAAACGGCT